TAGTTACTTTTTTATTTTCTTTTAATAATTTTATAAACTTAGGTATCAATTTTTCAGGATATTGATTTCTTCCATAGACATTGTTTCCACGAGTAATAATGATTGGCATTTTATAAGAATGATTATAAGACTGAGCAATTAACTCTGCCCCTGCTTTAGTAGCAGCATAAGGATTTGTAGGACATAAAATAGAATGTTCCGTTTTATGTTTTTCATCTATACTATTCATTGACTCTCCATATACTTCATCTGTTGAAACATGAATAAATTTCATTATTTTTTTATATCTTCTACATGATTCTAGTAAAGTATGTGTACCTAATATATTATCGTGTGTAAATTTAATAGAATCTTCAAAAGAATTTTGAACGTGAGATTGTGCTGCAAAGTGAATAACATGTGTTATGTTATGTTTTTTAAGAATACTATCCATCAATTCTCCATCACATAAATTACCTTTCACTAAGACATATCTGGGATCTTTAATAATAGTTTCTTTAACATTTTCTTCATTTGCACAATAATACATTGCATCCAAATTCACTAACTTATTATAATTCATTTTGTAAAAATAATAATTAATAAAATTACTTGCAATAAATCCACAACCACCTGTAATAAGTAAGTTATAATCTTTTGGTTCTTTATCTAAGTGTTCTCTATATTCTAAAAGACATTTTCTTACTGCTACTTTTATATTATCTACTTGTGGATATATAGTTTCTAACTTAGTAGTATCTAAATAATTATTAGATCTATCTGCATCTAATATACTTCTTTGTTCTTCTAAAGAAAAGTTTTTCCATACAAACAATGGATCCACTATTTCTTTATACATTTCTAATATTTCGTTATGAGATATTAGACCAGGATTAGTTAGATTAATAGTCCCAGTTAATTTATTTTTCATCATATCTAACACATAAACTAATAACTCTGGTAAAACTGTCATAGAATTAGGTACAGAACATACTTTATCATAAGTAACAATTTTTGTAATGAAATTTCTACCATTTTTCTCTCCAGTAATTGGCATTCTAATACGTAAATTTAAAACACTTCCATTATATAAATGTAATAAACGATCTGTAAATCCTTTTACAACAGAATAAGAAGATCCATAAAAATTAGGAAGTGAATCTTCATTAAACCCATTTTCTTCAAATCCAAAAGGATGTTCTTCATCAAATTTAAATATACATCCAGTTCCTAAATAAGTAAAATGAATATTTCTTTGTTTGCTTAATTCAGCTAAAAGCAAAGGAGAATATAAATTATCTTTCATATTTTCAAGCAACTTACCTTCTTGTTCTAAATAATCAATAGTTGTATATTTTTTATCTCCTATTATGCCATGGGTTCTACCAATAAAAGAAACAATATGTGTAGGTTTAACATTTTCTATCTCTAAAATAAGAGACTCATTATTATCAACTCTTGACTTACCTGACACATAACTTACATTGCGTTCTTTTAAAATATTTATAAATTGCCCACCAATCCAACCATTTGATCCATAAACCAAAACATTCATTATATATTAGAATAAATATATTTTTAATATCCTAAAGTATATTTAAAATTTTTAAATTATTAGCGTTTAGATAATAAAAAACACAATTATTTTATTAATTATAACGATAAAACGTTTGAATTAATTTAATTCTCTATTTGAAATCTTTATTATACTAATTAAAAAGAAAAGGAGACAAATTATATAAAAATCAAATTTCTTAATGGTAAATATAAATATAAAAACACCTATAAGAGTACTGATTTCAATTGAAACGTTATTGTAAACTTAATAAAATTCATAAATTACATTTTTATTACGTTATAGTTTATAAAATCTTTAATTTAGGAATTTAATTATACTTATAATCCTGTTATATAATTTTATAATATATTTTATAACATTGGTTTAATTTTATTAAAAAAAATGTATAATTTAATTTTCAAATTAGAAGAATTAAATAAAATTTAGGCGAATTTTATAAATTATTTTATTTGAAATATATTTTTCCTTTTAGTATTGTATAACAATGGCTCCTTATCAAGACGTTTCAATTATGTCAACGCTTGCTAGTGTTTTAGCAAGAAATACTTCAAGTCAAACATCTCCTAGTATGATTGCTACTATGATTGCTTCAGATAACATTGCTCCACAACAACTTCTTAATGAATTTGCTGAAACTGGAAGTTACTGGGGATCTGTTTCAAATGCTGAATATATTTCTGATAATGCTTCCAAAGGTTTAGAAATAAAAGTTACTGATAAAGATGGTAAGATTATTGACGCAGTTAGTCCTCAATCTGGTTTTGATGCATTTTCTCAATTCGTAGTTGCTTACTGTATCAATCAAACTATTTTTAATGCTTACAAAACAGCTTATCCTATTATAGATACACCTAATGACTTTTTACAATACATTGTGGATCACACTTTTTTTCATGGTGATGCTACAGATGGAACTAAAAAACAAGTGTTTAACACTGTCTTCCCTTCAAATAATACAAACAGTCTTCCTAATAAATCTTTATTTTGGGCAATGTATAATCACAGTTACTCTTCCCCTTATGTTGCTAACCAATGGATTATTCAAGCCTTTTTAAACCCAACTGGTACTAGATTATCTATCACTGATTCCGCAATTAATGATGAAGATGATTTTAAAGGTGCTATAGGAGATTTAGTTACTGTTGGAACTTCTGTTTTTAGATTAACTAGTGCAGTTCAAAGAGATGCTTCTGGAAGTTTATTTGCTAACGTTATTAATGATTTTTCTGGCTCTACTTGGGCATTAGATTCTTCTTTAAATACTACTTATCCTGGTGTCAATGTCGTGGTTGATGTTTCTGCAACTTCTATGAATGTTAGACCATATACCATTAACCCAGTTCCTGTTAACAATAATGATAGAGCTTGGGATATTACATTGATTGATAATTGGATCAATGGTACCTTCCATATAAAACCAGAAATTTTTGATTCTATTTTAATTCAAGGAAACACCGGTAATTTAAATAAACCAGTTTTATCCATAGGCCCATTTTCCAAATACTTATCAATGAGTGTCCCAACTGCTATAGGCGATAATGGTAAAGGTTATAATGTTACTGTATTACCTACTATTACCAAAAACGGTAATACTGTTACAGATGCTTCTGGTGATAACTATCATTATATTAACGGTTTAGTTAATTCATTAGAGTTAAAAAATTATCAATTTAATACATATAATTTACAAACCATTTTTAATAATAACAAAAAAGTTGCATCATTAGCTCTATATTGGGGTGCTGTACACGATCGTGTTTCTCCATATTTATATCCTATTAATGTTCTTGGAGGAAATAATGTATCCAATATTAATACTTCAAGAAACATTTTTGCTATTTTAGATGATATTTCTGGAAATGTTTATCCTAATTTAAATGGTAGACATAAATCTTTAAATGCAGATAGTAATGGTAATCCAAATACAGATATGTCTTATAACTTAATTGAATCTGCACGATATTTACAATCTATTAACATTAATTATGCAAATTTAATACAATGTGCTATTGATACTTCTTCTACATGGTTAACAAAATATGTTCAAGATGTATCTCCTTACTTTAATAATATTTATAACTATAATACTCAAAGTGATTTTTACAACTACCTAACCAAATTTCAATTTACAGACACTTTAAATAAATTAAATATCCCTAAAGTAACCGAAATAACACCATTTTCAAATAGCGGAACTGCAATCACTTGTGAACACATTGTTGATACATTAGTAAAAGGTTCTAGTGGTCTTTTACCTGGTATTAGACCAAATCCAAATGATGTAAAATTATATGAATCTTTAGTTAAAGAATTTGATTTTGGAACACAAACTAAAGCTCACGCTAGTAATATACATTTAGGATTCAAAAACTATACAAATGCAAATAAAAAAGATATTGCGTTAAATAAAGATCAATTAGTTAGTTTATGGAACTCAGTTGCTGCTTCTTCTGTTGGACCTTATGCAAATGTACCATTGAGTGATCCTAAAACAAAAGCTTTTAATGAATTATATAATGTTTTTCAAACAACTTTCACTGGATATTCTGATTATGAGCGTGTTGTTTCTAAATATATGTTAATTAAAGTTCCTGCTAGTATGTTACCTGGAGAAAATCAATTACACGAATTCATTTGGACACATCCTAATTTTGCTATTAAACATAATACTATTAACGACTCAAGTTATAATAATTTAATCTTTGATTACGCCCATCCTAAGGATTCTTCTTTGAATTTCTATTATTTTGATAGTCGTGTAGGAAGTGGTTCAACTCCACCATATAGTTATCCTGCAACTCCTTATGTATTTACTAGCATTGGTGCATCATCTGATCCTTGTGGAAATTTATTAACAGATGTTTCAGGTGGAAATTATGATTTGTTAAATAGTACAAGAGTTAAAAATGTATTAACTAACAATTTTAAATTAAATCCAAGTAATTTAGATTTTGTCACATTATATCAATCTGCTTTCTCAACTGATTTATCTACAAATAATATGTATGTTTTAGAAAAAATGAATGGTAATACCAACGATCTTACTTCTGCAAGAAATGTTGTAAAATTTGTTGAATTATTTGGTTTAAATGCCTTTTTTAATTTTGATGGATTCAAAAAAGTTACAAATACAAGAAGATTCAATTTCTTTTCTTTATCTGATGGTTCTGGAAATCCTACAGGAACAAGTACTTACCCATTTTTAACTGACGCAAGCGCAGTTTTATTAAAATCACCAAACTATATTGCAGATATTTTAATCTTAAATTCTATTTGTGTTCACAATTCATCCGCAACCACACCAGAAGCATTATCAACCTTATTTAATAGATCTACCACAATGATTACAAATATTACTGAATATGTAACATTATTTAATAATGATGGTCAAAAACACTTGTATAAATATTTACATAAAACAAATAATGTTCCTTCAATTATTTTACAAGAAATAAGATTAAATTTAACTCCTATTAACATTATTGAAATCTTAGTTAATGATATGAATTTGTCTGATACTGCAACTAGTAAAATATCTTTTTCTGATATTACTTATAATAAACTAACAAAAGCATTAGAATACAATTTTAGTCAAAATATGTTATTTAACGAACAAATTTATAATTTAATTAGTACTATTAGAAGACATAATCCACCATCTAAATTTATATCTGACATATTAACTGATTCTAATGTTACTAGTGATAAAGAATTAGCTTGTGTTTTAATTTTATTAAGATTAGTTTCCTTTTTACCATCTGGTATTATTAAAAATTTAGATGGAACTTTAACGATTCACAGGCTAGTTGATAATCAATTTGGAATACTAAGTGATTTAAAAGAACAAGGATTTTTAAGTTGGACCAATATCACTGTTTGCAGACCTCATTGGGAAAGAGTTGGAACTAGTAATGCATATGAAAATCAAGGTTACTCTCAAGTTATATCAGAGGATGTATTAAATGCTTTAGGATTCTCTCCAAATATGACATCTGATCTAATTTAAATATAAAAATAGAAATAATATTTTATACTTTTATCATTTTACATATTTGCGTATTTCAAATACATAATAATGCTTTTTATTTATAATAATTTTTAATATTAATTTTTATTATAAAAATATACACGTAAAACATATATTTAATATGAGGATAAAATATATGGATCTGTTTTAGAATTCCAGAACATTAATATTAAATTTGATATTTAATTATTTTAAATGATTTTTATTGTGAAAATCTTTTTCTTTTCTTTTATTTATTATTATTTATTAAATATTAAAAACATTTTAATAAATATAACTAAAATTATTATGGAAAAAAATCAAAATAATTTTGAAAATAATGGATACACTGTTTTAAGAAATGTAATAAATCCACATTTATTAGAATATATAGCAAAACAAATAAAATTAACAGAAAAAATTCTTTGCTATGAAAAAAATGTTAAACCTAGTGATTATATGTTTTCAGATACACAAACAACAACTTCATTTGCATATTATTCTTCTTTAACTACGGAAACATTATTAGAATTATTACAAGAAAAAATAGAAGAAACAGTAAATAGAAAACTTTTTCCTTGTTACTCATATTTACGAATATATTATCAAAATTCTATATTGAATAAACATACAGATAGAATCAGTTGTGAATATTCTGCAACAATTTGTATTACTATAGATAAAGAACCGTGGGATATATGGTTTGAAACAAAAAATAATGAAAATATTAAAATATCTTTAGAGCCTGGAGACTTAATCGTATATAAAGGCACAGAGTTACAACATTGGCGTAATTTATATGAAAATAAAGAACAAATTCAAGTTTTTTTACATTATGTAGACCAAAATGGTGAATATAGTGAATATAAATATGATAAGAGACCTATGTTAGCTACTCATCCTTATAATATATCCAACCAGTAATTATATATTTATTACTTGAAATTGGCATTTTCCCACAATGAGGAAATGACCAATTTGCAGGAAACAAAATTAATTTACCCTTTTCTGGTTTTATTTTATAATCATTCCAAAAACAGGTTTCGCCTCCTTCTTCAACTGTATTTAAGTACCATAAAAATGTAATAATTCTATGTTCTTTTTTTGTATAATTTATATTAAAATCATTATGATATATATATCTTCCTTCGTTTTTTATATATTTTTGTACAATAAAATCATAGAATATAGTATCTTTTTTATTTATTATTGAAAAATGAGATTTAGAATTTTGAAATGTTTTGTTATATTCATCATGATGTAAACTATTTAAATATTGTTCCAAATTTTTAGTTAATTCTTTTAATAGACATTTATGGATTTTATACCATTTTTCACAATTTATAGGTATAGTAAAATCAGTAGTATTTTTAACATCTTTCTGAACACCACCAACAGTTAATCCATCTCGTTTACTGGATTCATTATCAAATTTAGTTATGATTTCATCACATAAATCATTACATATTGAATTATTTTTAACATATATAAATGAATCCATATGAAATATATTATATATAGAAATACTTTTATATAATAATAAAATATAAATATTATATTTTTATATTTTATTATTAATAATGACGATTGGCTTTCAATTTAAAGGCGTTGATATTAAATATTTAATTAACGAAAATCAACCTGAACCTAAAACATCAATTTCAACTAGTTTTGGACAATTACCTGATATAAGCAGTAGTTCTAGTGTAGTTAGTACATATAAAGTTAATATGAATTTTAATAAAAGTAGTAATTCCCCAGTATCATATGGACTCAAAATTAATAGTTTGTATCCAACAAATGTTTCAGACCATTATATGCCATATACTATAGAATTAACTAATGTAGGAAGTAATACAACACATATACCAACTTATTTTAAACATTTTAATGCAATTCTTATAGGAGGTGGAGGTGGTGGAGGTGTTGCAGGATATGCAACCAAACCAGCAAATAGTGGCGCAGGTGGTGGGGGAGGAGGAGGAGGAACGTTTTTATGTTACCAGTGTGAAAGTTTAGCAAGTTATTTTAGTGAAACAACATATCAAGGGACGCCTGTTTATAGTATTAATTATACTGTAGGAGGAGCAGGTTCAGGAGGTGATTACTTACCAAGTCTTGCTGATGCAACTCCAGGTGGTTCAACATCTATTAATTCAATTTTTGTGGCTAATGGTGGTGTAGGTGGTAGAAAAGGAAATGATAATCCAGGTGGAGGTGATTCAGGTAATGAAAATGGATCCGTTGGTGGAACCGGAGGTAGTACAGACAATCCTACAGACGGTAATGGAACAGGAAATACTGGAGGCTCCTGGCCAAACAGTAGAAGAGATGGTTATAGTGGTGATAGTACAATTAATGGAAATTGGATTAATTCTTCTATAATACCATATAGTTTAACGAACTATGGTAGAGGAGGTAAAGGAGGTCCACCAGCCAATCAATCGGGTTATCAAGCAGGAACTCCTGGTACACAAGGTTATATTGCTATATACTTATTTAGACAATAATATCAATAAATGCAACTAAAAGATATCTGTTTCCTTTTGTTATTTTCATTCCGGCGTGTTTGACTTTACCACAATGTACTAACATATCCCCTTGTTCTAAAGTATAATGTATGCCATCTGAAAATAGTGTTCCTCCACCTTCATAATCAGTTGATTCACTTAAAGAAATGTTTAACGATATTATGCTACCATCTTTATGTAATTCAAGTTCATTTTGTAAGTTTTCATTATATTTTACTAAAAACATATCTAAAACATTTAGTTTAACATCACATAACCCATACAATTTATTTATTTTACTCAATATATCAGTCAAAGAAGATAATATAAAACTAAAAATATTTGGAATTATATTTACAGGTAAATCAGTAGTTGGATATTTGTTATGACGATGATTTGTCCATCCTTGATTATTAAGAGCGTACTTTTCTCCTTCTGAAATAATCCATTTACAAATATCTTTACTATATATTTGTGGAATAATGAAACGTTGTAAAAAACGATTTACGTTGAATTCTTCATTATTTTTAATAAAATCCAAATCAGCCTTAACATTTATTTTTTTTTCTAAAATTTCTTGTATTTCTTTTTTTTTGAAGTTAACTATTACATTTTTTGATATATTTTTATATTCATCTAATTCATATAATTTTGTACTGTTATTTTCATATAATAAACTATCAAAAATAGTTAAATTTATCTTTGATTTATCGTCTAATTCTATATTATAAATACTAGAATCTTCTTCAAAAGTAAGATTTTTAATATTTTGACATAATATATTAGATTTTTTATTTGAAACATAATATTCTATTTTGGACGGTTTATGCGATTTCCATATATTTATTGCTAATATATATCTAGGATCATTATTTAATACAGTATTTGTTCTCGTAACACCGTGATATTTAGTTCCATCAAAATATATATGTTTTCCTTTTTCTGGATAAATAATAGAAAAACCTAATTGATTATCAAAATCTTTATATTTATATTCTTCATAATTTATGTTTGATATAAAAGTTGGATCTGTATGATTATTTAAATATGTAATACAAGAAAATAATGGTTTATATTGTTTTTTATTTTCGCTCCATTCATATTCATCACAATCAAAATGATATTCGTGTAAATTAGAGTGTTTTTTCATCCAAAATTCAATAAAAATAGAATCATCCAATTTAATATTTAATCTATTTAAATGCATATTACTTATTTGTAGCACTGCATTTTCTAGATCATCATAGTCTTCTACATTAGATTTAATATCTAATAACTTGATACCATTTGTATAATCTATGTATGTTAATAAAAAATCAATTGGAACTTTAATTTTGTAAATTTTAATAGAATTCATTATTATAATTAAATAATGATGTTTTTAATCCATTATTTAATTATATATTATTTTTGATATGTTTAATAATATTATGATTATAACTAAAAGTAATTATAATAAAAGACAATTCAATATAAAAAATAAATAATAATTAAAATACATATAAACTTATAATTTAATTCACCAAAATGCAAAACACACAAAAACACTATCAAAATACTATTATATTATTCAACTATTTTTAAATGGTGTAAATTCTCTATACATTTATAAAGATAAAATGCCTTATCTAATTTCAAAAATAAAGTATTTCCCGTTTGAACCCAATTTTTCTGATATGATGCTTTTGTTTTACTTGTACGATATGAAGATAAAATATCTCTCAAATAATAATAAATCTCGTGTTTAATATCAAATTTAATATGATTCAATCTTTTCAAATCTTCGTCATTATTTTCATGATATGAAATATAATTATTTTCATCAAAATCATATTCCAAACGATTTGTTTGCCATAAATCTAATAATTCATAGCCATAGACAGTTATAAATTTATCTAGTTCTAAAGAATAATAACAATTATAGTTAATATATTCAATAATATCAGTAGGATATTTTCGTAAAATACCTTTATATATAAAGTCTAAAAATTCAGTTTTAGATAATTTTTCTACAATATCTATAGTACACATAGGCGAATATAATTTTTTTTCTAGATAATCATATTTATAATTACAAATTAATTTTCCATTTCCCGACATATACCCATAAATAATACGAATTAAATCTATTGATAAACCCGATATTTTGTTTAATAATTTGGTTTCTTGGAAGATTTCATCTTGTTTTTTATACACACGACTTTTATGTAAATTTTCTGTTTTACGAATATAATCTTGTTTTTGTTTAATCTTATCTTTTCTTCTCGTCATTTTGATTATATGTAATTATATTATTTGTTGTTAATAGTAGTACAATAAATAATATTTCAATTTTTTTTACACCTTTTAACATTTTAAACTCAGCATTTTAAATATGCGTCGCATTAAATTAAGTTTTCATAAAATAATTGACTAGATTCAATTTCAAAATGAATTTCAGGAATTGATTCCCATTCAGAATAAGATTTTGCTTTACTTGTAGGTCTATCCAATTCAAGAAGTTCTTTTAAAGCAATCATTCTTCTCTCCAAAGGTTTATATTCTTTTCCTTTTATTTTTCTAGAAATATATTTCCATCGCCATTCAAATTGTAATGCTGCTTGCCAATCAGGAAATCCAGAAACATAACAGGCTCTTTTCCATTCTTCACCTTTATTAACTTTAATAGAGGTAGCAAATGCTCCTCCTTTGATTTCTTTATTATGTTGTCGTAATCTTCTATCTAAATTAACTGTTGCACCAACATAAGTAGAACCATTAGTTGAACAAAGAAGATAAACAAAAGACATAGATTAATTTCTGATGTTTTCTTTAAGTATAAAAATAATATATTTAAATATCAATACCCCTCCNGTATTTTTTCATTGCTTTCTTTAAGTTAAAAAATCAATAATATCTATTCTCGGAAATAAAAAAGTCAAAAAGTAAAAAGGGAAATTGAAATCGGACATTTTTAATGTCTATTTTTGAAAAGGTCAATAAAGTTTTGAAAAGAAAATTTCATAAAAAAGGNGTTTGCTACATAATGCTTTAAAAATCAAANTATCNTTATATTTTTTATTATCATAATTTTTACAAAAAAATATAAACTATTTTCAAAATTCATTTAGATACTTTTTATCTATTTCCAATATAGGAAATAATGGAAATAGGTTTTATAAAAAAAAAGAAAAACATTTTTAATTGTTTATTATGTNATTATATATGCAGCAGAAATAGTGATTTTATAAGACATATTTCCACATCTAAACATATTTTTAATGAAATAGGAAATGAAATGGAAATAAATGGCACTAAAAATATTAAAAAGAGCNAAAAAATAAATTACATTGATAGCATAAATGATAATACTCTTAATACTATATATAGCGCTAAAAAATCAAAAATAGTAAAAAATAGTGCAAAAATAAAAACTATTAATAATGATATAAATGAAATCAACTATGATGCCANAAACATAAAAATAATAAAAAAAGGAGAAAAATGCGTAAAAAATGAAAATAGTAANTCTATAATTATCAATAATACTATAAAAAATGAAAGCAAAACAGGTAATAATTTAAAAGAAATAAAGAACGCAATAGAAATAAAATGCGTAATAATAAAATGTGATACGTGTAATAAAGAATATCACACGAATTCTGGTTTATGGAAGCATAAAAAGATATGTGAAAAAGGATCTAATTCTTTAGATACGGTTACAGAAAATATTAATTCTGAATATATTATTAGTGAATTGAGAAAGAATCAAGAATTTTTAAAAGAATTATTATTGGAACAGAATAAAAATATATCAGAATTAGTAAAAAATCAGCAAATAATAACAAATACAACTACAAATAATATTTCCAATAAAAACACCTTTAATTTAAATATATTTTTGAATGAGAAATGTAAAGATGCAATGAACATTACAGATTTTGTGGATTCAATAAAACATAGTGTTCAGGATGTAGAAAACATTGGAACTTATGGGTTTATTGAAGGAATTTCTAAATTATTTATTCAAAATTTGAAGTTGTTAAGTATATATAAAAGACCAATACATTGTAGTGATGCAAAGAGAGAAATATTATATGTAAAAGATTCAAATAAATGGGAAAAAGATGAAAATAAAACAACCTTATTAAATGCTATAAAGAATTTGGATCATAAGAATATTATGAATATTGATAAATGGAAAAAAGAAAATCCAGAATGTAACGATTATGATAGTAAAAAGAATGAGATATACAATAAGATAATGTTTGAAAGTATGAGTGGAGAAAGTAATAATTATAATAAAATTATAAGTAATATATCAAAAACAGTAATTATTGATAAAACAGAACCCGAATAATTAAATTATTAATATCTTTTTTCTCTCCAAATTCAAAAAGAAAGATTATGATAATGATTATTTTTCCAAGTCTTTTCTTATTTAGTATATTTTCATTGTCTATTATTACTGTTAAACAAATAATGGATATTTACAACATTTCTTTTTATAACAAAGAGAGAGCAAAAAAAAGAAATAAAGAAATAATTACTATTTTATATTTTACTCTGAATTACAATTTCCTTTTCTTTTTCCTTTTCTCTCCAGAATGGAAATTGAAGAATGAAAATAGAATAGAATCTAGTAAAATTGTTAAATATTTTTTAACAAGTGAACTAGTGTTTTATATTATTCATAGAATTTCTCATTGTAAGTATGTGTATAAATATATTCATTCGTATCATCATAAGAATTATATTGTTTATCCGATGGACTTTTTAGATATGGATTATATAGAAATATTAGAATATACATTTACTTGGAATTTCCCATACTATTTTTTCCAATTAAATTTATTGGAATACTTTTTAATTCATTATTTTTATGTTACAAGTGGATTTTTATCACATTCGGATATATTGATAAATTTTCATACATTACATCATAAGCATTTTAATTGTAATTATTGTTTTATTCTTCCGATTTATGATATAATATTTCAAACATTTTTATATAAAAAAAGGATTTAGAGATTTTTATGTTGATAATATAAAAATAAATTATGGCAACAAAAAACCCAAAAGAAATATTATGCTGTGAAATATGCTGTTATGATACAAAAAGTAAGAGAGATTTTGAAAAGCATTTAGAAACACAAAAACATAAGAAAAAGATGAATACGGAGAATATGTCTTTAAAAATAGAAGAAGAAGGAAAAGAAAAGATATCATTTGTATGTGAAATATGTAAAAAATGTTATACTGATAGAACAGGGTTGTGGAAACATAAAAAGAAATGTGTTAGTAAAGAGAAAGAAAAAGAAATAGAAGAAAAAGAAGAAGTAGTATGTGAAAATAAAGCGGTATTAACAGAAGAAGAACAAGAAATAATAGATTCTGTATGTGAAGAGTTGAATACTTTAAATATTACACAAGAACAGTTAGTGTTTTTATTGATAAAACAATGTGAAGAGAATCATAAATTAAAGGAATTATTAGTTCAACAGAATAAAATAATGATTGCATTAATTGCAAAAACGAAGCAACTAATGGAAGAAAATGGTATTGTGGGGGATATAGATACAATAGAAATATAGTGTTTTCAAATATCAACTTCATTAATAGAAACATTAATTTTCTTTTTACATCCACGTTTATGTGCAGCCATCCCTTTTAAAGTATTGGAAGTATAAAAATTGCACAAGTTACATTTATATATATTTATATTTTGTATAGATGTAAATTGTGTAGATAAATACTTATTCAAATTATTAAATTTCACGTCTTCTAACTGATTTAATAATTTGGTTTGATTTTCTTTAATATATTTTTTAAGTTCTTCTTTTTGGCTATTAAATACTTGATGTTCTTTACTGATTTCATAAAGAATTTCTTTAGATATAACAATATCTTTTCCCATATTCATATAATTCAATTGTTCACTTAATTTATCTATAATTTCAATAGCAGAATTAATTTTATCAGAATTATGATTCACATTGTGAATAAAGATAATAATATTTGAATTTACAATATCAATTTGAAAATTATGGTATAGAATATATTTATAAAGAAATTATTATATTATAAAAATGTCAATTAACGAAAAAAATATGCCTATAAAAAGTAGAAGAATATTTAATATTAAAAGCAAAGAATATTCATTAGTATATAAAAAATTAGGAGAAATAATTAAACTAATTCAAAATGAAGATAAATTACAAAAAAGAATTGAATTATATAGTAAGATTTACAGTTGTGTATTAGAAAATTTTGATTTATTAACTTACAATAAGTTAATGTATAGAAATTCATTAAGTGATTTTTTAAATACTATGCTTTACAAAGGAGAAGAGAGTTTAAATATATTAAATACATATTTAGAGGGAGGATTAAAAATAAAAACATATTATAAACGATTATCAAAAATTTATTCTATTTTTGAAAAAAAATATTTAGATTATTCGTTAAAAACTTTAATACATACTTTTCCACATATTGAGTTGCTATTAGAAGAATTAAAAAACAAACCTGTTAATACAATTAATGAATGTTCTATTTGTTTTGAAAATATTAAAAAAAAAGATTGCATAACAACAAATTGTAATCATTCTTTTCATAAATTTTGTTTAGCTAAAAGTATATTGGAGAGAGAAACGTGTCCGAATTGTCGTGATATAATTTAAATAATTGAAATAAGTTAAATATTATTTTACAATATAAAATAATAAATGAAGAGAGAAAAAAATATAAGTAAGTTATTTTTGGATGAAAAAAAGAAACAAGAAAATGAAAGTAAAAAGAGGGAGACAATGAAAGAAATAGAATTAAAAACAGAAAAAAAATTAGTATTATCCTTAGAATCTGGAGAAATGACAAATCCAATAGTAGAAAAAGATAGTTCAAAAGTTCAGCATAATATGGATATATTACAAAGTCTTCTATCTGATGGTGCAAAAGAATTCAAAGAAAAAACAGGAAGAAATATGACATATTCAGAAATGAGAGAAATGTATGGATAGAAATGATTATTTATTTGGGTAAACATTTTTCAGGGATGTCTTTATAAAACCATTTTTCATTTTCAATGAGAGTATAAGAAATAACAAATTCTAAATCCCATATATCAAGAAAATAAATAAGTCCATCTTTAGATTTATATAATGAGTATAAATGACAATAACAACCATTTTGTCCAAATGTGTCATATAGACATCTATTTGTATTTTTAACTATAGATTTGTATAGTTCCAAACCATATAATAAGTCATTAATAGATATTTCACAAAGAGGTTTAGCAATACAATATTTTTCTATTTTAATAAATTTTTCTAGTTTTTCTATTTCTTTTTTATCTATAGGTAATGATGGACAAGGACACATTGTAAAATCAAAACATAAATATTTATCTTGTTGTTTATGAATAATTATTTCGGTTCCCAGCTCTATGATTTCTGTTATGTCTTCCTCCTCAACATCTTTTCTTGGTATTACTGTTTCATTAGTCATTTTTGTAAAAAAGTTATCTAAACGAAATAGATATTTTTTGATTTGTTTTTCCAATTGTTTTTTTGATATATATAATTTCTTTTTACAAGGAACATAATTTTCAATTACTTTCTCAAAATCTTGAATATTATTTAAATTATGAAGAATTTGTACTTTTGCATCATCCCAATCATCGGTATTTATAGAAAGAATAGATTTTTTTATTAAATAATTAATAATTACTTTAATAGATGAAGACATTTTGTTGATAAATTTTATTTATTCAATAAAATTATTTCAATTTTTATTTCTTTAAGTAGTTAAATAAATGATTTATATACTTAATATTTTGAATATAAAGAAATTAAAATAGATATATATGATTATTTAAAAAATGAGTAATAAATATCATATTAAATTAATTTCTCTCTTCATTCCATTTTGAAAAGAGAAATTATTTGGTTATATTCCCTTTAGTTTTCTTAATAGATTTTTCTTTTGGTAGTTCTAAAATAGGAATAATAACCTCAATAGGTTGATTTTGTAAAGAGGTAACAGAATTTATTTCCATATCTTCATCATTATCATTATTTACAATACCGTTTTTCATATCAAANTCTTTTTTNGCAGAACAATACCGATAATGTTGTAAAAGTGATTTTGGAATGAATTTTTCACAGTATTTACACATATTATCAGTTTGATTAGAGGAAAAAGCAAATCTAGAAGAGAGATATTTCTCCAAATTTGGCATTTTCAATTCGTTAATAGTGAAATTCATTTTTTCATTAAAGTCTTTTACAAGTTTTAAAAGAGTGTATTTTTGATTAACGTAGTTAGTGAATTCTTTATTGATATCTTCTAGTGTATCTTTTTCAATAATACACCCGTCTTCTTTTACAATGACTTCATCAAGTTTCATTTTAAAACTTTCTACAATTTCAATGGCTGTTTTTATTTTATCTACTTCAAAATTTACTTCGTGAACGTATAATAATACATTTCCATTATTGATTTGAATTTCAAAGTTTTGTTTATTTGTGATACCTTTATGTTGTGCAAGCATAATTCCAGAGCAATTTTGTATTTCACAATCACGAATGAACTTTTCTACTTCAAGTTTTGGTACATTTTTAGAATCGTGGTCTTTATTTTCAATAAGAATTTTAGGTTTGTTATTTCTGATAAGAATAATATCTCCAGTTTCTTTTTGTTCATTGCCAACGTGATCAATTTGAGCACACGGAAATAGGGAAAGTAGTATATTATAGGTTACGTGTTCGGATATATTACCTTTTCCAGAACCTTTTTCAAATTTTCTTAACATTTCGGAAACATTATTTTGTAGTAGTTGTTGAGAAGAGTTGCTTTCTGTGAATATCTGTTTGATTTCGTTGAGTTTCTTATCAGAATCGGATAATTTAGTTTCCATTCTATTTTCAGAAGATGAAATTAAGGTTGTTAATGTGTTATGCGTTTGTCCTAATGTCATATGAATATTTTGTAAGAAGTCATCAATTGTTTTTTTATCAAGAGTGGAGTTTAATAATTTGGATGTTTCTGTTAAGATAGAAGATTGTAAGAGTTTGAAATTGGAATTAATATCTTTAGATAATACTTCTTGATTCTTAGGGATGAGATCGTTGATAAGATTGGATGTCTTATCAAGTAAATTTGAATTGGTTTCTTTAATAAGAGGTTGTATATATTCAACATTATTAGAAGTTAGAATTAACTTTACATCATCAATATATTCTTTTCTATATTCAGAAAAACGGATGGTTAATAAAGAGGAAATGTCTGTTTGAAATTTGGAAATATCATTTCCAATTGTTTCCATTTTCAAAGTTAAGAGAGAAACATTATCTAATAACTTGGAAGCAAGAGTTGCATTTAAAGAGTTATCAATATTGGTAACGAGTTTTTTTAAAACATTTATAAATAAAATGTTCATATTTTCAAAATCTAGATTATATTTATTGTAGAATTCAAAAACTTCTTTATTATTTACGGTAAGCGTATAATTCTCCATTGTATATAAATGTAATTTTTATCTTTATATTGTTTGGTTCCTATTTTAGTTAAAAATAGGAACCTAAATTATTTGCGAATGAAAATAGGTTTCTAAATAGGACTAAAATAGAAACCTAATAATTAATAAAAAACTAAAAAAAAGTAAAATAGTTCCAAAATAGAAACCAAAAATATTTTTGAAAGAAAAATAAATTTTAACTTTAGAAAAAACAAAAAAT